TTAATCGCTGCGTATTGCACTGGCAGCCCGTGGACACCAGAACGCCAACACTATGAATGTCCAACGCTTACAAACCTCTGTCGCTATGAAGTCTATGGATATGGCTATAGCTGACAAGAAAGAAAAACCCCCCCAACCAAAGAGTAAAGATAAATGAGTGACCCCGATAACATTTACGTAGATTCTATCCCCGTAACGAACAACGAGTTCGGGGGCGATGCTACGGCCGAGTCTAGCGAAGCAGCCGAAACAATAGTTGAAGACCGTGGTGACGATTTTGTACCGAGCGAGGAAGGAACCGATGATACCGATACAAATACTGATCCAAGTGATAGTGCTGGTAGTGATACTGATACTGATACTGACACTGATAGTGAGGTCGATGGACAGGGGACGGAGGAAACTGACGAGCCTGACGAAGCTGATGATCCTGACGAGGAGGAGGCCGAGGAAAAACCGAAACCAGTCAAAGGCCAAGTCCCAAGAGACCGACTGAATAAAGAAATCGAGAAGCGTAAAACGCTTGAGCGGCAGATTAGGGATCTACAAAACAAAGCGCCGGAGCAAGCCTCTGAGCAATATTCTCGTGAGCAGACTCCTGCTGCCAAACCTTTTACTAAAGAACAATTTGCAGCCATGCAGAATGCAATGCTCGATGGCGAGACTGAAAAAGGTTTCGAGATATTTGCGGAGATGATGTCTAACCAGTCTTCACAAGTTCGCGCCGATGCTATTGCGGAAACTGATATTCGTGTTCGAAGTGAACTTAACATTGAACGCGAGAACAACAGTCTTAGCCAAGAGGCGCAGCTCCAAGGTGAGCGATTCCCTGAGTTAGTGGCTGGCGGTGATTTTGCGGATGACGGACTAATTGACGAAGTGGTCGAGACCCGAAACATATACATTGACCGAGGCGTGGGTGCTGCGGAAGCACTTCGCAAAGCGGTTAGGATTGTTTCTTCGGAGCATGGACTTGTCGACCGCAAATCGGTAGCGAAAGCACCCTCTAAAAAACGAGTGGACGTGGCTGGAAAAATTGCACTTGCCGAGAAAGAGCAGGGCAAGCTAGGTGGTGGTTCAACACAGAAACCCGCACCAGTGGTTGACCTGACTAAAATCAGTGACTCCCAGTTCTCAAGACTAAGCGAAGACGCTAAGGCTCGCGCCAGAGGCGATTACCTGTAATCTAATATATAAGTAACTGTTGATTTATCCCAGCAGTTACTTATAATACACGTACGTCAAGGTGGTGCCTTGTAAAAACAAACTGCTTCCCACTGTAAGGCTAACGGTGCTTTTCGCAAGACCCACGTAACGGGACGACATCACTCGGATTAATTTAATAGTCCCTGGAGTCGCTTCGTACTTTGGGACACAAAAAGGAAAGCACAATGTCTGCTACTAACTTTGCCGCACTAGGCCCCGACCAGAAAAAAGTATGGTCACGTGACGTTTGGCATCAAGCTCGCGAAAAAATGTTTATCACTAAGTTCATGGGAACTGGTGCTAACTCAATGATTCAACGTATTACTTCATTAACCAAAACAGAGAAAGGCGACGAAGCAATCGTTACTTTAGTCCCTGATTTGATCGGTGACGGTATTACTGGTGACAAAGTATTAACTGGGCACGAAGCCTCGTTGACCGCTCACCAAGAAAAACTCAAAGTCGATATGCTACGTAACGCTATCAAAAACACTGGTAAGTTAAACGACCAGATGACTGTTGTTAACTTCCGTACCGAAGTTAAAGACAATCTTTCATATTGGTTATCAGACCGTATGGACCAAATGGCATTCTTGACCTTAGCTGGTTTAAGTTTCGCACAGAACAACGATGGTTCAGCTCGTGCCAGCCAAGGTGCTGCTGCTTCTGAGTCAAACTTGTCTGACTTGGAGTTCAACTACGCTTCTGCTGCTACTTCTGAGCGTCACTTACGTGTTGTTTCTGACGGCACTCTAGAAACTGGCGACACCTCTGTGATGGTTGCTGCGGATAAGATTGGCTATAAGCACATCGTCCGTTTATGCGCTACTGCTAAAACCCGTTACCTACGTGGTATACGCGGTAACGGCGGTTCTGAGGTTTTCCACTTGTTCTTACACCCTATGGCGCTTGCTACATTGAAATTAGATGCTGATTTCATTGCTAACGCTCGTCATGCTGGTGTTCGCGGTGATAGCAACACTTTGTTTGCTGGCGGCGACAGCTACATTGTAGATGGTCTCTACATTCACGAGTTCCGTCACGTACCTACTACAATGGGTGTATCCACTAAATGGGGTTCTGGCACTAACGTTGAAGGCTGTACGGGCATCATGTGTGGTGCTCAAGCGATGGGCTTCATTGACTTGGATACTCCAGAGTGGGATGAGCGCGATCACTTCGATTACGGCAACAACTACGGTATTGCTTACGGCAAAATCTTCTCTATGAAGAAAATGCAGTTTAAAGACAACAAAGCGTCGCTTAACCGCAACGTGAAACAGGATTACGGTGTCATTCGTATTGACACTGCAATCTAGGTAAAAGTTTGGGGGGAAGCTGCTAGGGATAGCAGTGACCCCGCATTTTAAACTTATTGGAACCCCCAAAATGAAATTTAAGAATCACCAAAGAAACCCTATCCGCTTTACCTCTGAGCTTGGTGGACACTGCATGACATTCGCTGTAGGCGAGACTCGTGAAGTGGCCGAGCATATGGAAGAACTTGCACTGGCCAACGGCCTAGTTCCTCAGGAAGACTTCATTGAGGCTAAAGAAAGTCGTGAGGCGGAAGATGCAGCCTCTGACGAAAAAGAAGCTAAGTTGGCTAAACGCCGCACAGCTGATGCGGTAAAGCGTAAAGCAGAGACATTGAAAAAGGCTTCGGATCAGGCTGAGAAAGATCTAATCAAGCAAGATTACGACGTATCTAAATCAAAATAAACATTAGGAATTAAAGCATGTCATATACCGTAGGTGAAATCATAACTGACAAGGTTCGACTAATCCTGCGGGATATGGACGGCGGTGGTATCCAGTGGAAAGACGCTGAGTTAATTACTTGGTTTAATGAGGCGTGTGCTGAAGTATCCCGTGTTAGACCGGAGGCGACCAGTAATACAGCTGATGTTCCCTTGATAGCGGGCGCAAAGCAGGGCATACCTACGGGTAACTCAAGGTTGCTTGAGGGTATCTGCAATATTATCGCGGGTGAGGAAGGTCGCATTATCCGAAGAGTTAGCCGCGCCACTATGGACAGCGAAGACCCAAACTGGATGGCGGGCACGGGCAGTACTACTGTTTTGCGCTATATGCCTAGCCTTACTGACCCTCGCACTTTTTACGTGTATCCGCCTGCCTTAGTTGGCGCGGAGATACGAATAGTCAGCAGTGGTCCACCCACAAAAGTTACTGCGCTAGAAGACGCATACCCACTACCCGATATGTACACAGCGGTTGTGACTAACTATATCCTGTTTCGTGCATTTTCTAAGCTTAGTGAAGAACCCTATTTCAGACAAAAGTCTGATGATTTTTACGGCATGTACAAGAGTCAGATAGCGGACTCCTTGGCTAGTATGGAGCAGAACAACGCGGGCACTAGGGATACGCCGGTAGGCGCAAAATAAATGGCTACCGTAAGCGAATGGGTTGATCTTATACGACTTGATTGCCCGGAGCCACTAGACTCGACTATAGCCCGCCAAGTTGTGCAGGCTATACAGCGTTTCTTTAAAGAAACGGAAGCGTGGAAGTTGAAGGAGGTTATTCCTGTGGTTTCCGGCACTACTGAGTATTACTTGGGTTTGCCTAGTAATACTTATGTGCTTATGAACGATTACGCGTACCACACGGCGCAAGATGATACTCGCACAAAAATAGTAACTACCCTGCCAGAGCGGATGGAAATACAGGCGGGCAACCCTCAGTATATTTCGCACACTAGAGATAGCGTTTTGCTCGATGGCAGTGCTGGCGGCGGAACGCTGCTAGTGGGCGTCAAACTTCAGCCGATGCAGTCGATTACCGAAATCCCAGACGAATACGCGGACTCGTGGTTTACAGACATACAGAATGGCGCTATGGCTTTGCTACTACGTATTCCTGACAAGAGCTGGACAAACACAGAATCATCGGTGATGTACGAATCGATGTTTCGCGAGTCAATAGCCTCGGTCAAGCGTGAAGCCCGAAAAGACAGGTCACGTCCTAAACGTGCAGTTCGTTTCAATACGGGGTTCGCGTGGTAACTGATCCTGTGGCGACCTCAGACATCGATCACGCCTACGAGCTAATAGAACCCTACTTGGCGCGTTTAACGTCGTGGGAGGGCACTCTGGAGCCGTGCGAGGTGTACAGGATACTTGAGAACGGCAGTGCGACTTTGCACTTGATAATGGGTGTAGGTTTTATGGTGTGCCAGTGGACACCGGGCGTATGCCACGTTCTTATCGCGGCCTCGTACGACCTGAAAGTGGATAGCCTGGCTAAGAGTGTTGACCTGTTTTCTGAGTACGTGCGCAAAACAGGCACACAAAAAATTACGTTCACCAGTCCTAGACCTGCTTGGTCGAAGTTATCTGCTGAATGTGGGTTCAAAGTTGAATCGGTTAATTACAGTAAGGTACTTTTATGAGCAGCCCAAGCAAGCCAGAAACGCCTAAGCACGAGAAGCTACAGGCGGCGCACGCCAGTAAAACGTTCAGTGAGGGCACAAAAGTCCGCGCTAATATGGGCGACAGCTACATGGCCGATATGCGTAAAAACAGCACAGGTTTGAAAGAATCTCGTGGAAGTGCGCAGAACGCCTACGGGTCAAAGCAGGGACTAGTGGCTAGACGACGTGCGGGTAGCACGAACAACGTTTCTACCGACGGCAACATGCAGCAGGTGGCAAGCTCTATCGGCCAAGCAACGGGAGGGGGCAAAAACTACAGCTCTGCCCGAAATACTATTTCTAACGGAGTCTATTCTGCGGCTCGAACAGGCGGGATTATGTCCCAGCTAGGACACAACAAAAGCATGACCGATTTCCAGCGAAGCAATGAGAAAAAACAAGCGGGCATGGATATCGCGGTAGCGGCGGGTCAGGCATATATGTATAGCGATAAGTCGGGCACAGCTAAGAAGTCCACTCCAGAGGCATCCGCAGCACAAGATATTTTTTCACAGCATGACACCACACAAATGAGTGTTGTCCAGCCATGGACACCGGGAGGTCAATAGTATGGAAAATTCAACCGAACCACAGGACATGAGTAGACACCGTACTACCCGTGAGAATATCACTGCGGGTAATAAATTTACTAAAACTGACAGCCAAAGTAGCGGCATGGGTCAGGGCAGAATGGGCAGAGGCATGGGGTTTACTGCTGGCTTCGAAGGCTCTGGCAATGTTAATAGCGGCGAGGACGACTACGAGGCAAACCTTACAAGCATGTACGCCCAGCAGCTTGAGAACTACGATAAGTTTACTCAGCCGCTAATAGATAACCTGATGAAGGACTCTAGCGGTACAGAGGTGATTGACCGCGCTCGGGAGAATGCGGGCAAGCTTGGCGTTAAAGCCACAGAAATGACAAATCGCCAGCAGAGCTACACTATGAATTCTCTTTTGCCCAGCCAAAGAGCAGCGCAGAAGTCTTCTATTGGATTGGGTGCAGCACGAGGTCAGACAGCCGCTATTACGCAAGGGCATATGCAGCAGCAGTCGGATAGACAAGCAGCGCGTGTGCAGTTAATGCAGATTTCAGAACAACTACAAACTACTGGCACGGCTTCTATGTCCCAAGCGGTATCACAAAAGAACCAACGCGATGCGGCGCACAAATCGGCCAAGAGCGGTTTTATGTCCCAAATCGGTGCCATTGCAGGCGGCGCTATTGGTTTTATGGCTGGCGGTCCAGCTGGCGGTCCAGCAGGAGCTGCGGCGGGTGCAGGTATTGGTGGCGGTGTTGGCGGAGCTTTAGGAGGATAGTATGGCAGGTGGATACGGAATGAGAGATGGTTCGGCTATTATAAATGCCGTTCAGGGTTATGCGGATTCTAAAGAGCGCGAGAAGAATCGAATTGAAGACAACGCCATTCGGCTGGAAGAGAAAAACTACCGACGCGGCATAGACCAGCGTAATTGGGATGTAGCTGAGGATGAGCGCGTTAGAATTTCCACTGAGCGAAAGAATGTTTCTGACACTAGTGGCGCGTACATGCAATCTGCTATTGACGGTTATGGTTCTGCCGCTGAAGTTGTAGCAAGGGGCGCATCGGGTGAGGGTGTTGGCACTCAGCCAGAGGTCGCCCCTAACGAAGATGGATCTGTGGGCCTCAACATAACTACCAAAGATGGTCAAAAAAGGGCTATCACTGAAAATGCTAGTGACAATAAGAGCAAGCCCCTCAAGTTCGACCCTAATACCATTGAGGAAACTCAAGCAGCGGTGGAAAAGACGTACAGGTTTTACATGGATAATGGGGGTAAACCAGAGGAGGCTAACGCGTATGTTAGGGCTTCTATGTACACAGATCCAATGTCTGGACTTACGGTGCCTACTCCTGATGCTGAGACATTCCAGCGCCGACTTAAAGAGAATGGTATTGGTCTAAAAGATAAACACATTCATGAGCCAAATATTCGTGGAACTGCGGCCAAGTTTGACGAGCGCGTTGGTGAAGTTGTTGGCGCTGGTGTAGATAAAATAAAAGATGCGCACGCTGCATCCAATGCCAATGCTAAAGAACGAGGTATCCGAGCTGACAAGATAGTTGACGAAAAAGGTATTGTTGGGCTAACCAAACAGAACCTTAGCGATGACGCTGAGTATATAAAGGGCGTTGGCAGTGATGTGTATAAATGGCTAAAAAGTGTCGATAAGGCTATTACAGAACCTATAGGCAAGAAGTTATTTGGCAAGGGATTTACTTATGGTGATGCGGGTAAGCCTACCACTGTGAAAGCCAGTACAGTTGGCAAAGATGAAAGCTTGCAGATCGGCCAGCAGCTAGCGGATAAAAACCAGAAAATAATTGATGATGGGGGCGAACCCCCAACTACATCTACTGAAACCACTAAAATGCTATCTACGTCTACAACGTATGACGGACAGGTTAATAACATGGCTGTCGATGTAAAAGGGCGCAAGAAACAGGCCCAGTTATATATGGAGGCTGTGATTGCTCGCGCTCCGGGCTATGAGATTAATGGTGTCAAAAATATCATGGAAACGGGTGACCCTCGATACAGTTCCAAGGACATGGCTGATTTAGCCCTCGATACCAAGGTCAAAGAGTCCACCATAGTTCGCAACATATCAAGTGCAAACGCTGCCATTGCTCGGGCTAACAAGAGTAATAAGCCAGAGGATTTGTACAAAGCGCATACTGAGGCGCGAAAGGTTATCACCCCCCTACTGGAAGGGCTTGCAGACAAGTTGGCTGGGGGTAAGAGTGAGTTCTCTAAGCCACTAAAAGGTAGGTTTTTACTGGGATATAATGACGTCATAACATCCAACGGTTTCGATCCTAATGAACTCACCAACCCAAAATTTATGAAAACGGTTACCGACGGTTTAGAGAAATTCTACTGGGATACTAAGGATGGGGATTACTCTGGAGCGAGCGCTGCGGCTTGGGTCAACACGGCAGCGGGCAAACTCAAGAGCCACACGGCCTTTCGTATTACCCAACTGTCTGCGTCTAGGCAAATAGGGGCGGCACCGCTGACGCGAGCGGTCAGTAATGAGATTGATATCCGTTCGGAGGAAAAAGGAAGTGAACTGACTGAGGCGGAGATTGACGAAATCTTTGAGGAGCTGGAAGGCTCCATTCAGGCCAAATAGCACAAAAATACTGCCAGAAAGTATTCACCTGTTATAATCCGATATAAGTAACTACTATATCGGATTTTTTCATGCTAGACCCAAAAACTCTTTCACTTCTATCCCCCGCCGAACCCAAAGATGATGCGGCTACTTTTACCGATGGAGACAGCGGCTATTTTGGGTCGGATAAGAAGGACGGTTTCCGTATAAAGGGGATGAACACCCCAGAGTCAGAAAACAATTTTGATCGCGTGGATAAGCACCCAGATGGTAGGTTAGCCGCAGAAACTATTAAAATGCTCCAAGCTGAAGGTGCCCAAGTTATTCGTGGGAATAGTAAGGGCGAATATGGCAGGGGCTTGTCTGAGTTTGTCGACGCTGATGGCAATGACCTGACACAAGATATGGTTCGCTCCGGACTGGCCTTCCCTGATAGGAGCCGTGAAGCAGCAGAAGCTGCGTCCGACCGTAATGAACGAGAATTCTTGGGTAAACCTACCACTTTTAACAAAACAATCCGTGAACAGGCCGAGAAACGACAAGGTGGGGAAAAATTCACCCCATGGAACGAGGGCGAGGCCAATGATGTAGCCCATGATAGGCGCGGCACATTCCACAAAGCGTTTGACAGGGGCACCGACCAAACTAAATCCGCTCTCGGTGGCGTGATGAACTACATTGGCGATCTAATCGGTAATGATGAATGGGTGGCCGATGGCAAGAGAATGACCCAAAAGGCCAACCTTAACTCCAAACTGAACCCCCGAGAAGTGGAGAATTTCAAAGAAATCAAAGATGTGGGCACTGCTTTTGACTACCTACTGGAAACTACGGGTGAACTTGCGCCAGGACTAATATTGGACGCTGTGGCAACTATCGGCACGGGTGGTCTTGCTCTTGGCGCAGTGGCCACGAGGCGTGTGGGTTCGGCAGTACTTGTTGGGGCTGCTAAACTTGCGGCTGAAAAGAGCATGAAAAAGGCCGTTAAGGTTGGGATGATCGCGGGGCCAACGGCTACTGGATTTTTGCAGTCACTAGGCGGCATGGAAAACACACTAGAAGAACGTGGCAGCGAGGTCAATACTGGAGCTGCGGCGCTTTCCGGCGTTGTCGGGGGTGCGGTCAACGTTATCCCATACGCACTTGTGGCTGGCGACATACTGAAGCAATCGGGTCTGGCTGACGACGTTGTTAAAAAGGTTGTCGAGGGCGTAGAACAAGCAGAAAAAAGTGGGTTCTTATCAAAGGCTGGCGGCAGACTTAAAGACATTACTAAAACTGCGGGCAAGGCTGGAGCGGGCGAACTGTTTACAGAAGTACCTCAGATGTACATTGATGAGCTTATTGCATCAAGTAACACAGATGGCAAATGGCAGCTTGAAACCACTGACGCAATTGATGGCGCATTGCGTGCGGTATTCGGTGGCGCTGCAATGGGCGGTACGGCAAGTATTGCGGCTAACACGGTGTCAATTGTTAACGAGTACAACCAAGCTAGATCGGAAGCTGCGGCTGACGAAGCTCCCGAAAATGATATACCTACTGCGCCAGAAGCTCCGCAGGATGGTGGAGGCGGGTCTCGACTCGACAGGATGAATGCCGAGGCTGCGGGTAAGCAACAAGCTAGAAAGGCTACCGATGGAGAGCAGGCCGGTGATAAGTACTTTAAAGGCGATGGTGGCACCAAACAATCTAAAGACGCCAACCCTGATATAGCGATTGACCCAATTAGAGCGACCAGCTTGTATGAGTCAATCAACGACCCTAGTGCGAAAACTAGCTTAATGACGATGCATGATGTCCCAGAGCTGGCACCTGAACGCAGCTTCGAGATGCGTGAACTTCTTATAGAAGATGGTAAACCTGCCAGTCTGCAAACTGTTAGTAACCTTATCGCCACGGGCGAAGTCACCCCAGCAGAGGTCGTGCAGTTTGCAGCATCAAGTTATGGCGGCGTTGAGACGGCAATCCATATGGACCAGTCTCCAGAGGCGGAGATGGAACGTCTGGACAAGGCCATTGAGACTACGGCACTCGACATACGCGCTAACCGCATGTACAGCGACGCGGTGCGCCCGGGTAAGCTTAGGATATTACAGGAAGCACTCGCTGCAACGGACAGCAAATCAAAACGAAACATCTTTGATAGTGGTAGTTTTGACCTGAAGCACATGATCGAAACCGAGAAAGTTCAACGTTTCGATTGGCGTAGAACTTACGAAAGTTTTAGGGGCATGCGCAAGAAGTCTATTGAGACGGGTGTTGGAAAAGCGTCTGACTCTTTGAGCATAGCCACTAATAAGGCGCAGGAGTCAGGTAGATTCGATCTGCTTACCCCGGAAGCGCGCACAAAAGTCCAGGCACCGATTGCTACTAATAAAATAGCGGATTGGTACGCCGAGCAGGGTGTTGAGGGCGCTGCAGAACTTCAGCGACTCCAAGAGGTAGCAATGCCTACTGACCCTAAAAACGAGTTACCTGACGCGGAACATAAAAAAGCTTTGGACGTTTTTGAAAAAGCACTTACTAAGATGCGCAAAAAAGTCGATAACGCTGCGGTGCAGTCATACAGCGACGAGGCGAATGTTACCCGCGTACAAGATACTAAGAAAGATATACCACAGGAGCGTTCAGATAGGGCTAAGGAACAAAACAGTACGTTCTACAACATGCCTAAGTATAATGAAAAGAAAGAGGCTACGGGCACACAACTAGCCACCCTTAAACAATTGGCAGAGTCAGGACACAAACGAGCGTCTGAAATATACGCAACTGTTTCAGAGGTGTTTAAGCGTCGGGTCAATACGGCGGAAACTACTGGTATGCTCAAGGATTTGGTGGCCAAAACCAAACCAAGCAAAGAGACCGCGCTGGCGTACGCAGAGAAGGTAAAAAGCGTCCAGTCAGAGATTACCAAGTTAGAGGCGCTAGCTAAGTCCCAACTTGGCAGTATTGAGGCATTTAAATACAAAAATAAAGTTTCGAGGCTAACTAAAGAAATAAAAGCTGCGGATGGCGAGGCTAAAGAGGACCTCCAAATCAAGCTAAACGAGGTAAAATACATTGAGAACGAACGCGGTAGCGGCGAAATAGATGCACTGCAAAAACTTGAGGACAAGTTAGTAGCCCTCAAAGAAGACCGCGAGCTGGAGATTATGGCCGAGCAAGAGAACATTGCGCGTTATTTACCCATCGTCAAGCAGCACCGAGAAAACCAGAAAACAATTGAGAAAATTAGAAAGCGCACTAGACGAGATGAAGCGAGCGTTAAGGCCGATAACGTTGAAAACTCCCGTCTTGAGGGCATTATTAGACACAACGGGGGCGAAGTGGACGTGGCCAATGGTGTCAAGCTTAAAGACCTAGAGCGGCTAGCCAAAGATAAACCGTCGTTGTCTAATAAGGAGGCAGTTCGGGACTTTAAGGCGAAAATTAAGGCGGACAAAGTAACTCGCGAAGCAAAAGTTACAGAGGCCAAGAAGGAGCTGGCAGCCCACAATAAGCAGGTCAAAGAGAACCACGACGCGTACACTAAAGAAATGAAGCTCGCCAACAAGCAACTAACGCACTCTATGGGAGGGCAGAACAAGGGTGCGGATGATCGGGAGTACCAGCAAGCAAAACGTTTACTGTGGGCTGAGTACCAGAAAATATACGGGGAAGGTGAAGTCTCTGTCGAGGCTACGCAGACTGTTACCGAACTACCGAAGGGCGAGCAGCGTGACGAGCTGCTGGAGTCTATGGGAATGCACGAAACGTTCGACCCGAATGATGTGGACGACCGCTCAGAGCAACAGATTGCTGCGGATTACGAGAAGCGTACCGGGCGAAACCGTTCGTTAGTATCTGACATAAAACGGATATTAAAAGAGTTTAGTAGCAATAAACCTAAGAAAAATAAGGTCGAGGGCAAGAACACCCAATACTACGCGGGTGCGTTTGAAAGGGATACCGATCTAAGTGAGGAGTCGCTTGATAACTTCCTTGCGTACCTTAACAAACCCACCGATAACGAAGAGGGGTTGCCTCTGAGACAGGGCGACCACTCTAAAGCATTCTACACCTACACTTCGGACTCGGGTGCTAATGCTTCTGAGCGAAGTACCTCCCAGAAGACACCTGAACGTAATATTACTCGGTCTACTTTATACATACTTGGTGAACACCTTAAATACGGAGATTATGCCAACGCCGCGAAGTTTCTCAGCCAGCGCCGCATGATATCTACCCTCCCCATGCAGGGTGAAGACTCTATGATGAGCCGTTCTGAGCGGCTAGATATTATTATCCGCACGGGTAAACCTACTCAAAAAAAGCTCAAGAGTGAGGGGGTGGATAACGATTCTATAGTAATAACCACGCGCAAAGGAGCGCCGATACTTACTAATTTTTCAGATATTGTTCGTTACGTGATGGAGTCTGAGATGGGCATCGTTTTTAACGATTTCGTTGCGCACCAGAACCTTCCGAAAGAAATGGAGAAGGGCGTGTATGCCGCGCTGTCCATGATCAGCGACATAAAAGATGATGACGGTAACTACAAGTACAACGTAGACCTGCGAAAAATACCTGATGCCACGGTAATATTCAGGCCACAAGGCGATAAGGGTGTCGGCGTGACTATGGCAATGGTGCGTGCCACTATCGCTCGCGCACAAGTGTACGTACACAGTATGCAGCAGCAGGGGCAAGACCGTAAACTCGACACTGAGCGTTTTGACGAGCGTAGGGAACGTCCTGAAACGGGAGAGGATGCACCTCTTGATGTTATACGCAACCAGCTTGCTGATAGCGAGATTGGTGAGACCAACGATATTGCTAGCATGAGTGATGTCGAACTCATAGAGTTTATCGATTATGAATCGACTTATGGGTCGGAGATTGATTACATAGACGAGGGCAATGTTGATAGCGGCAAGACGAACGAAGGTTCGGAAGACATGAAGGAGTTTTCTAAAGACTACGAGGGAAGTGTTGCCCCCGACGAATCCATGAACTTCGACTTCAACCCCAAAACTGAGGAAGCCCCAAGAACCAAGCCAGTTCCACAGGAGGGCGATTATCAGTCCCCTGATACTGTCAAAAGAGGGCAAGAGCTTGAGCCTCAAACAAAAGAGGCGTACGAGAAGAAAGTAGCGGGGGATAAAGAAGTTAAGGTCAAACAGGCTGAATCTGTGCTTATAAATGCTAAGAAAGCCCTGAACGCGTTCAAATCTCTTATCAGAGTGGGCACCAACAAAGTCGTGCAGGCAGCGGATGCCCGTAGGCAGAAGAAGGTAGACGCAGCCAAAGCAGAAATTGCCATTATTGAAGAGTATGTTGTTTGGAGGCGTGAGAATGCTAAAAACCATAAGTCTATAGAGGCCGAACACACAAGTAGAAAAGAACGCATCCGAGAGGATATACCCAAAGCCGAAAGTGCTGTTCGACGTTCTGAACTCGCGCAAAAGATCCTTCGCCAACGCATCGAGAAGGCGGAAGGTAAGGAGCAGCGTGCAACACTAGAGGAGGAGCTTAGGGGCATAGAGGTATCCAACGCGGCGAAAAAGAAGCAAATCGAAGGGCTTGAACAAGAGTTTCGGGACATGCTCAACACCGTCCAAGAAAAATTTAATGTTATCACTAAGGAAATCGAGGATAACATCAAGGCAGAAGATGAGCGTCTTAGCAAATTCAAAGGTAAAAAATCTGAGGATATCGCTCTTGAGATGGCTACGCGTAGCGACATATCCCGCATTGCAGACCATGCGGCTAGGATGACGAGGGCTATTCAAGACCCACTAGACATACTTAACAAACAGGCTGAACATGCCGAAAAACGCTCAATGGGCGAAGAGGAACGAGCGCATATACTCAAACTGAGGGACGCTGTGGTCTTGGCAGAAAGGGGCGTTAAACTTGCGAAAGCATCTATTGCCCCAGAGTTCAACCCTAAATATGATGCGGA